CCTTGACACAGGTCAGCGGACTATCTCTTCCACACTTGTTCGGCGCATTACAGGATTCTTACCTGAGGCTGTCGACCCCCACGCTATTCTAAAGCCGGCGTAGGACGGCGCTGGGTTCTAGTATGGGTTGATGTCATACCAGACGTTCGGCTTGTAGCAGAACGGTATATCGCGAGCTTCGAGGTCGTCACCGACCCTCCCGGAGGAGAGCCAGCCCCAGCACACGGCTTCGAATTCTAATTGCTCACGAATACTGATGCCAGTTCGCATTGCAAACGCCGCACGTAGCTCGTTGTTGACTTCCGGCCTTGGACGAGAGGATAGGGCACGAATGTCAACGCCTTGCTTTCTCAGCGCTTCAGCGAAGAACCAGGGGAGCTCGTTACTCTTTACCAGCCGTCGCAGCCGATCTTCAAGCCGCACAACGCTGATCTCCCTGGACAATATGGTCGAGATGGCATAGCTGTAAGGCCCGACCATAGGAGTGGTGCCATCAGTGAAGGCATACGAGAGGGTCTTGGCACACATAAGTTCTCTCGCGTCGCCCATCGCGCACGTGGTGTGGATCTTACTGAGGGTGCGTAGCGGGTCGCAGTACGACTCCAGCCCCCCCGGCGTGTCCACCAGGAACCTGCCGCAAAATGACGTCTGCACGATGTGGTTGTACACGTCCATTTTGGGCTGGAACCCCACGGTCCACAGGAATTGCAGGTTGTCCACCACCTGGTTGAGCAGGTCGGTGTCCACCCCGATTATCCCATCGTCTCCTTCGTGAAAGCTCACCCATGAGGAAGGTGGCAACTTCCTCAAGCACATCCACACGGCGAACCTGTTCAGTAGGCCGTTCCCGATCGACGTCGTTAGGTCCCCGCTGTTGCGGCCGCCCAGCTTGGTGTACCGGGTGCCCAGGGAACTCGTGCCTGTCGTTTGCATCATGAGGTCGTACGCCTCGTGCAACTCGGGGAACACCGTTCTGGGGAACGTGCTCGTCATCAGGGTGCGCTCTACCTCGAGCATGCTGCGGTTGATGGTCATGTCGAACCTGGCGTAATCGATCTCGATGAACCGCT